TTAACTTACTGTTTTCATTAGTGGATTAATGTAAGTGGTTGATAAACCAAATCCACCCAATATATGGTAAAAGCCAGCAGGAATGGCTTTATCTGGCCCACCAAATTTCATCGGATCATGTTTCTTTTCCCCCCAACTTTCACGCGGAGGGCGGCCTTTCTTGTCCCAGCGGATCCCGCTTTGCAGGTAGCCTTCAAACTTTTTCGGGCCAAACAGCGTTTCAGGGCGCATGTACTGGTATTGCTCATCGTTGCCGTTCCAGTGCTCATGCTTCAGGTCAATAACCAGCTTCAGGTCACCGACGGTATACCCCTCCCGCAGCCGGGCTCGGATATTCTCCAGAGACGTCTTTGATTTCTGGTACCGAGAGCCACTGACCTGGTTTAAGTGGGTTAACACCAGAATGGCGTTATCGGTGATCACCACCTCAGGGTCGGGTTGCGCAGCAACCCGACAAGAAGGTTTTTTATCTGATGGATCAGTAGTTGATTTTACTGACGGATCCCCGCCAGATTCTGACGGGTCAAACACCGCCGATTTACCGGATTTTGACGCCTCAAATTTTGAGGGGTCAAAATCTGATGCGTCAGAATTTGAGGTGTCAGATTCTGACAGGTGAGAAAAAGCAGCTGCCTGAAGTTTCACGACATTCAGTTGATAGACGTTCGAGGCATTGCGGTTGCCCTGGCGGCGCTGTTTGCGTGTTAGCCAACCTTCTTTCTCAAGTTTCGCTATCGCAGTCCTGACAGTACTTTCCCCAGCTCCAATCTGGCGGGCAATTGTCGCTATAGACGGCCAGCACACCCCCTCATCGCTGCTGAAATCAGCCAGGCGCGCCATAATGACCACGCTGGACAGCTTCATTCCTGCGGCAGCACAACCATCCCAGACGTAGGAGGATAATTTCACACTCACTTGTCGATCCTCCTGAATCGGGCACGGAAAATAAGTAACGGCGCCGCGCACTCCCATTCGTACCCCGGACGACGGTAGATTACGCGCTGGCTGTCTGGCTCATATCTGATTACGTTAACGACGATGCCGTGGTTATCACTGTAGAGTCGATCGAGAATTTGATGATTGTTGCTCACATCAGCCTCCCATCAGCTCTGAGGCGTAACGCTGGGCAATCCATTCAACGCCACGGGGCGTTACGCGCGTCTGCGTGTATGCATGCCCGAAATCGGAAGTGCCAGTTTTTACAGTAAACAGCCCTTCGCGCTGACGCAGAGCATGCGGCAGGAGATTACCGGACTGCCTAAACAGCACTTTGTCTCGCAGGAGAGCATCAATCATCGCCTTTTCCGGCATGTTGAGGATTTTCGCTGTTTCGCGGAGACTTTTAGCACCGCCGGCTTCAACGTAATGTTCGACGAATGCGACTTTCGGCGCGTCCTGCTGCACTTTATTCACCAGCGCGGCATTCTGCTCTGCCATATCAGCTGCCAGGCGTAACGCTTCAGGCAGGGTCTGAGGAACTGACGGTGCCTCACCCTCAAGCTCACGCAGACGACGGATGATCTTCATACGCAAAGGAGCGCTATAACCTGCAACGAGGCATTCGGTATGCTCGCGGTCTAAGCGATACTCGCGGTAAGTTTGTCCATTTTGGGGGTGTACGAAGTTTTGCGCATACCCTCTTACATCCTCTCCCAGTTGTTCAAACATTCGTTCAATGTCGCGAATCACATCTGAGTGACGCTTTTCTGTCAGCCTGGCGATCTCACGGCTTCCCATGGTCATAGGGCTGGAGCTAAAAACTGGTAGTGACGCCGGCGCGCCTGTTTGGTTCATTTGCCGTACCATGCCGCAGCCCTCCGGTTGAATACCCCCACAATGAGAGCCGCGCGACTGTGGTTACATGGAACCCAGCGCCCTGCTACCATTCGCTCATACCTGAACGACGGTGCTTCCGGGAGCGGAATTGACCGAAGTTGCGGTAAATGAGGAATTGCGGTTAAATTGCTCATGCGGATTTCTCCATACACAATGATTTATCTGCCACGACGCCCGGAGCTGCACACTCGCGGGCGTCACTCTTTTCTGGTGCACAAAACACACGGAAAAGTAGCGTCAAATGTTCCTGCCACTTCGTCATAACCTGGTAGCTGTTCTCCTCTATCTGTGCCCGTTCAGATGCATCGATAATGCCGTCTGCCGTAGCTTTACGGATGTAATGTGAGTGCTTGCCGATCCACTCAATGGATTCCATTAAGCGCTGGTGAATATCACCGTTATCAATCTCTTCCACTTCTGCTAGCGGCACGAACACCCCGTGCGAATGCCGTGCTACCGCGTCAGCGATATGGTTTGACCCACCAGCACTCTGCAACACCATCGCCCAGCCAAGCGGGAATATCTGATCACCTTCAGCACGCAGGCGGTTAAACAGCGCGTTCTCTGTCACTCCCAACCATTCAGCTGCTTCGGAATACCCGCCGGGAAGTTCGGTGATCGTCTTTTTAATTGCGGCCACCAGCCAGGCAGGCTGCTTATCTACTTTCCATTCAGGCTCTTTACCCACGGTTAACCCCTTACTTCTGTGGTACTAAAACTGGAATACTCTGTTACTGTTTCGGATAAATATCTGGTCGAAGATCTGATTTAGTGATAGCCCCATCCGTGGTTGACTCCAGCTTCTTAGCTAGCGAGAAACTCGCTTTTTTGTACCCGTTGAACACTAGACGCAGGTAGCCGGGAGTAGAACCAACACTACCTGCCAGCTTGTTCTGCTGCTCTTTAGTTAAAGAGTCCCAATACTCTTTCATAATATGTACCTCCTGTGTACATATTACACGAATAAAATGAACCATCAAGGTACTTGTACCTTTACGGTACAAGCTGTGTAATTTCATAATGAAAACTATCCAAGAGATACGGCGCTTAAACGCCAGAAAATTGCGGGACGGTGTTGGTGGAAATTCGTACTTTGCCAACATGATTGATCGCGAACCGACCCAAACGAGCAGGTTTATGGGGGAAGGTGCTACCAAAAATATTGGTGACGCAATGGCACGCCATATCGAAAAGTGTTTCGATCTCCCGCAAGGATGGCTAGATAAGGAACATCAAACTACTAATGTTGCAAAAAATCCTGATGTTTCCGACACTAATAGAAATATTACTATGGTTCCGGTTATATCCTGGGTGCAGGCAGGAGCATGGACCGAAGTAGGCTATGCTGAGGTAGATTTGAATAGTACAGAAACTTATCCTTGCCCTGTTCCTTGTGGCCCGATGACATATATTCTTAGAGTTATTGGCGATTCCATGATATCTGAGTATCGCCCGGGGGATATGATTTTTGTTGATCCAGAGGTTGCAGCTATACATGGCGATGACGTGATCGCTTTAATGCATGAGTCAGGAGAAACAACCTTCAAGCGTCTGATTGAGGATGGGGGGCAAAAGTTTCTTAAGGCGCTAAACCCGAATTGGCCGGAGCCTTACGTTAAAATCAATGGCAACTGCTCAATAATAGGAACCGTGATATTTTCTGGTAAACCAAGAAGATACAGAACAAAACCTTAACACTTTCCTAAATCAACCTGCTTCGGCAGGTTTTTTTACACTTGACAATGTACCCCATAGGTACATAATGTACCAATAAGAAACAGCGAACAGGCAGGACGCCCACGAAGTAGCCGCCCGGGGCATATGAAGACCGGGATGATTCGCTGGAAGGTGTCTTCGGGAGGGGTAATAGAGGCGCGGCCTGATTAACCGCATCTCGTAGTCAAATTCCTATAGCTGGTGGCGATACCCAAGCCAGGAATACCGAAAACCAGCAGGAGTGTTAAGGATCATGGCTAATCACCCCCTTAGCACCCCGCCCGAAGACACTTGGTTGTGATGCGTACCGTAGCGGAGAAGTCCAATGGATAAGAGGTTAGAAGCGCTTTTCGAAAAAATTGCGCGCCTGGAGCTGGCAGCCAAACGAGGGTTGCAGTTCAACGAAGAGATTAAGCCTCATTTAACACAAGGCCACATTGTATCAGTCGAATACTGCAACACAACGTTAAAGCACTGCGCTCTGTTCCGGGAATGGATCAACGAGTGCTTCGGATCATCAGAATAGATGCCTGCTCGGACATTCCGTGTCCCTGTACGTAGACTTTTTGGTGCTCTGCTTGGGTCAAGTTATAAAGGGTTTCATCGCCTTCAGAATGAATATTTCCTTCGATGATGTCACCTTTTACAACTTCATACCCGCCGGAAAGCTCAGCAACCGTGAATTCTCCGAACTGGTCACGGATAACGATGTAACCAATGCGGTGCTCATTATGTACGACGACTCCGCGCATGAAATTTTCCTTCTGGCTGTGTGAGAGCGACCAGAGTACCACCGAGCCTGAAGTGGTGAAAAGACAGGCGCACAACATGAAAGCGCACTCCATCAACTATCGGTTGTGGATGACAGGTAAGCAAACAGGCGGAGTGCGCTTCCAGTTGTGGTAATGCGGCTCTGCGCACGTGACGAGGCCGACAAGTTTTTATTTCAACATTTGAAATGAATACGTTTCTTGAGGTGTAGCGTCGCCGGTTCTGGCCGGTCCGGCAGGTGGAGGCACCACCGCCACAATATGTGAATTGCTGTGTGTAGTCTTGGCGGTACCAGTACCAACCTTAGAAGTCCCTGGTACCGCCCTTTTTACACAACAGACAAGGGCATCGCCGGGCGACGGGCTCATTCCCCAATCCACCCGGGCGCTATGGAAATGGACCTCCTACCCATAGCCGAAGCGCAGGTGCCCTTTTCTGTTGTGTATGGAGAAGTTCCACTGGCGGTGGCAGCCGCCTCACAGAGGGTAAAACCATGAGTAATGACCGCATGACCGTAGTGCCCGATTTCCTGGGCGAACTGGATGCCGGCGTGTTCATGAACAAGATCTCGGCAGCTTTAAACACTACCGCGCTTGGCGTTCTGAACAACGGTACCAAAGGCAAAGTAGTTCTCACCTTTGATATTGAGCGTATGGGTAATTCCGTCGAAGAGAAGCGCGTCAAGATCAAGCACAAGCTGAACTACGTCACCCCAACCCCGCGCGGTAAAGCCTCCGAAGAAGACACCACCGAAACACCAATGTGGGTTAACAAAGGCGGCAAGCTGACCATCCTCCAGGAAGATCAGGGACAGTTGTTCGGCATCAACGGCGGCGTTGACGGAAAGCTTAAAGCGGCTCAGTGAACCGCCTCAACCAATTCACTGCAACCACTTCGATCATTAGCAAATAAGGAATTTTATGTCTCAGCAATTAGACAGCAGCGCCATCAAACAGGTTAAAGACCTGGTTCTCTCCGGCTATCATCTGAATGATATCCATGGTCTGGCTTGCCCGACTGCATTGCTTCCGGACGGGACAAACGTCGAAAGCCTTGAGCGCTTCTCTTTGGAGCGCTTCCGCTTCCGTGGCGCCATGGGCACAACCAGCATTGAAGACTTTGTCCGTTACTCAAAGGGATACGCCAGCTCAACCGAGAAAGCTCGCTGCTTTATTGATGCTGACAAGATGACCGCCCGTTCCATCTTCAATATCGGCACGCTGGATAATCCTGGTCATGCTGACAACATTGCTTCAATCAGCCTGAAACAAACAGCTCCATTCCGCGCACTGCTACAGATCAACGGTCAACGACTGAAACAGAAGCAGATCGCTGAATGGCTGGAAGACTGGAGCGATTACCTTTTGGCATTCGATGCGGAAGGCGGGACCATGCAAATTTCCCAGGCTGCTCAGGCGGTCCGCCGTATCACTATCCAGCAGGCAACGCAGCAGGATCACGAAGACGGTGATTTCAGCGGTAAAAAATCCCTCATGCAGAGCGTTGAAGCCAATAGCAAAGACGTTATGCCAGTGGCGTTTGAATTTAAATGCGTACCGTATGAAGGTCTTGGCGAACGCCGTTTCAGCCTGCGTAACAGCTTACTGACAAATGATGAACCATGTTTTGTTCTGCGCATTGTCCAGCTTGAAGCGCAGGAAGAAGCTATTGCCAATGAGTTCCGTGATCTGCTGATCGAGAAATTCGACGGCGACACAGTTGAAACCTTCATCGGTAACTTTAAAGCGTAATTGCTCAGCCTTAATAACCCCGGCTACGGGGTTATTAGTGAAGCGTAATTCCTTTAAATATCGCCATCCGGCGAGGGATTCGTACAACTAAAAATCGCCGCAGGTGCAGCTGCAAAAAAATGGAGAAGATTCGATTATGAGTTATATACAAACGCTTTCCGGCAAAAAGTTTAATTTCATTAACCCAACTGCCGCCGACGTTGATATTGAAGATATCGCAAACGCTCTGTCCAACATTTGTCGCTTTGCTGGCCATCTTCCAGAGTTCTACAGCGTTGCCCAGCATTCTGTCTTAGCGAGCCAAATTGTACCGCCAGAGTTTGCATTTGAAGCCCTGATGCATGATGCGGCTGAAGCGTATTGCCAGGATGTACCGGCACCGCTTAAAGCCCTGCTTCCTGATTATCGCCGTATTGAAGCCCGCGTTGATGGTCTGATTCGTACTGTCTTTGGATTACCGGCAGAAATGTCGTCTGTTGTGAAGTATGCAGACCTCACAATGTTAGCGACCGAACGCCGCGATCTGGAGATTGACGACGGCACCGAATGGCCGTGCCTCAAAGGAATCCCCACCAGCGATATTATCCAGGTCATTCCTCTTCGCCCAGGCCAGGCTTACGGGCTTTTCATGACTCGGTTCAACGAGTTGATGGAGGTCCGTAAATGCAACGCATGAAAATTAAAGAACTGGTTGCAGCGGCATACGCCAGCTTATCCGAACTGCCACCTGAAAAAGCCCAGCTTATTTGTGAGCTGGCAACGCGTCTAGACGTGACATTTGCAGCTTTAACTGAGTCGCTGGATCAGCGTATGAGCCTCGACGCAGAAATTAACCAACTTCGCAAAGGCGGTGCAGCAGGAGGTGAAAGATGAATAAGGTCGAATTGCTTAAGAAGATATCGGCACTCGCTACTGAATGCCACACGCTAGCCTGTGAGCTTGATATTGGCGACGAGCGAACCGAAATGTTCGCCATCTACGGTGTGCTACACAATCTCGGTCGAACCGGCTACGCCAGACAGGTAAGTAAAAGGATAAATCCCCTTTTGGCCTCATCTGACCACGTTGAGGATGATGATTGATGACTAAGACAATCATCGTAACCGCAGAAATAGATGTTCCGGATCAGGCAACAGATAAAGATATTTCAGATTGGGTAGACGTTGAGTACGGCCAGTGTGGTAGCCAGAAATTAGATAACCCGTGTCGTGGCGATGTGACGGAAGTAATAAACCATTCCTGGAAATTTGAGAGCTAAATATGAACCATTTAATGATCGATTTAGAAACAATGGGTAAGAAGCCCACAGCCCCCATTGTCGCGATCGGCGCGGTATTCTTTGATCCGCAAAGCGGATATATGGGCGCAGAGTTCTATGCTGCTGTGGATCTCACCAGCGCTATGGAGCAAGGGGCTGCTCCTGATGGTGACACCATTCTGTGGTGGCTAAAGCAATCGTCAGAGGCTCGCGCCGCGATTTGTACCGACGATACCAGGCACATCACTAAAGCTCTCTCCGAACTGAGCGCGTTCGTCAGCCGCAACTCTGACAACCCACGTCATCTGAAAGTCTGGGGCAATGGTGCCAATTTCGACAACGTGATTTTACGTTCTGCGTATGAGCGCGCCGGCCACATCTGCCCATGGCAATTCTGGAACGATAGCGATGTGCGCACCATGGTACTGCTTGGCAAAGAACTTGGTTTCGACCCAAAGCGCAATATGTCATTTGATGGTGTAGCCCACAACGCACTAGCCGATGCCCGCCACCAGGCGAAATATGTGTCAGCAATTTGGCAGCGCCTGCTGCCCACCAGCACAGAAGAATAAACCTAAACGCCCGGGTGCAGCCGGGCTATGGAGAATCCATGAATACTCTTTTTTTTCTTATGGCTGAGTTCAACACCCCAAATATTGAACTTTCAGTGGTATGCCAGAAGTATTTCGGCATGAGTCCGGCAACAGCAGAGGCAAAAGCTAATGCCTGCCTGTTGCCTATCCCAACCTATCGTGTGGGAACCTCTCAGAAAGCAAAGCGCTGTATTAATATTCAGGATCTTGCAGAGTATATCGACAAGAGAAGGGAAGAGGGACGAGTTGAGTGGGAGAGAGTTAGAACAGCTAAACCGAAAAATAGTTAA